AAAGACTATTTTTGGTTCTGAAGGCATGAAAATTGACAAGATATTTGGCACATTAGATGCTAATGGAGTAAAAAAAGGAACTCCTACTGAAAAGATTACTCAAAAGTTAAATGATTTACCATTAGATCAGTGGAAGCATATCTATGATACTGCCGATAAAGTTTCTAGAGGAAAAATTCAAATTGGCAATATGGGTTACAAAATTCCTAAAGATGTAATTGATCAAGCAAATCAATTAAAAAATGAAATGAAAGGTTCTATTGCTCGTGAGATTTATGAGCAAGGTGAAAAGAAAATTGGGGTATGGAATCAAAATAGTGCCAATCAGGCTTTAAATTCTTTAGGCGATAAGATTACTTATGCTTTTAGTCCGGAAGAACAATTAGCTTTTAATCGATTAAATTTAGCTGGTCAATGGATGCCAGGTATTCACTCCTATGAAGGTGGTGCAATGCAAGCTGAAAGAATGGGATTACTTAAAACAGGAATTAGCAAATTACCATTTTTAGGTGGTGCTTTAGTCGGTGGTGCAACTAAAGGAGCTGGTACTGGTGTTGGAGTGGCTGCTGGAGAAGCTGGTCAAAATTTACTATTGCGTAATTTATCCAAGAAGGATGCTGCAAAGATGCAAGAAGCTATGCAAAACAATTATAATTTAGGTAATTTGATGGAATTAAAAAAAGGAAATGAAAAATGAGTGGATCATTAATTCCAAACGCAAAACAACAATTCTTAGATGCTAATGGTAATCCTTTGGCCGGTGGATTCGTTTACTACTATATTCCATCAACCACTACTTTCAAAAATACTTACCAAGATGCGGCATTAACTATTTTAAATACTAATCCAATCATTTTAGATAGTGCTGGGGAATGTATTGCTTATGGTGTTGGTAGTTTTAGACAAATCGTAACGGATGTAAATGGTAATCTAATTTGGGATCAACCGACTATTAGCATAGTTACTAATGATGCTTCTAATATTATTTATATACAAGGTTCAACAAATTCTGTTTCAAGAACAGTTACAAATAAACTTCAAGAATCTGTATCAGTTTTAGATTTTGGAGCTGTAGCTGATTGGAATGGATCAACTGGAACAAATAATTCTACTGCATTTCAAAATGCTATTAATTATTTAAATAGTATTGGTGGAGGTAGTCTTTTTATACCAAAAGGGAATTACTATTTAGGTACTAAATTAAATTGCTATAACAACATTAGAATATCTGGCGAAAGTTCTAAATCAAGTAATTTATTTATAGGCACAAATAATTGCTTCGATGGAAATAACGCAAGTTTCATATTTTTTGATGATTTTAGTATTAATGGAACTGTTGCATCACCAGGCAATGCTTTTAGTTTTGCAACAAGTGGATACAATTCTTCTGATGTCTATTTAAATGCCATATTTGTAACAAAAGTAAATAATGTAATCTATGTTGGTAATGGATCTGCTTTAACACATATGGAAGTTCAGTTTTCTACTTTTATTTTAAATAAATCATGGCACGTTTATGTTGCGGATGGTGCTGAAGTAAATAGCATTACTTATCTATGTAGTCGTTTTGAAGAAAATGATAATGTTGGTGCATATAAAGCATTTGGTGGGATTGTTGCTACTGGTGAAACAGCTTTCATTGGATGTGTTTTTGAGTCTTTAGCTGGTCAATATGGTGTTGACCTAGGAAATAATGGTCTAGGTTATCGGTTTATTAATTGCCATTTTGAAAATAATGCTTGTGCTGTTGGTGGGTCAGCTGGAACACCGACAAGCAATAGCTCAGATATAAATGTGGGTGGTGGTAGTGGTAATGCTTTGATTCAAGGATGCGGATTTGCTCCACCTAATTCAACAACCTCTAATCATAATTGTATTGCTTTACCTAGTTCTTTAACTAAATTAATTGTTTCTAATTCTGTTTTTGCAGTAACTCCAACAACAGCACCTAATGTCGTTGGGTATTTATTGGCAAGTTTTTCTTCTGATGTTCTTTGGCAATCAAATACTTATTATTCAACCGCTTTAAATTATTTCCAAAATATTAATACCCCTAGTTATACAGTAGATGGTTTTCAAACTGGTCAATTTGGTAGAGCAAGAAATGCAATAGTTAAATACCTTCAAACATCTAATGCAGTTCAAACTGCAATTTATTCTATTCAATACTTTTTTAAACAACCTTCGCAAGCAATTCTTGTTACTGCTGAAATAGTTGGAACAAATTCTAGTGGTTCTGTTTATGCTTCATTTTTATTAAGAAAATTAATAACTGTTGATTCTACATATGCAATGACTTTAGCTGGTGATATGAATCAAACACCAATTACTTCTGGTGGTACTTTGGCTGCTAGTATTACTTTAACAAATAGCGGAACAAGTGCTGCTGGATTTGTAGTCAATGTAACGGGTGTAGCTGCGACAACAATAAGTTGGGTGGCTAATATTTCTTATACACAAATTGCTTATTAAAAATGGTATAAATTAACTTATAAAGTAAATAAGGTTTAATCATGTTAAGAAATAATGGCAGATACAATTTTAGAAGTCCAATAGGAAATTTTAGATTTCTTTTTGATAGATTAATTACTGAATCAGGTGATAATTTAGTTCAAGAAGATGGCTCATTTATTTTAATTTAAGGAATTATTATGGCTGATACAAAGATTAGTGGTTTACCAGCATCGACAACCCCTTTAGATGGAACGGAAGTATTACCTATTGTTCAAGGAACAACTACCAAACAAGTATCTGTTACTAATTTAACTGCTGGTAGAGCTGCAAGTTTTTTAAGTGTTACTTCTACTAATGATGCAACTATTAATACATTAACTGTTGGATTAGGTGCTGGCAGCGTTGCAACTAATACCACAACAGGATTTCAATCGTTAAGTTCAAATACAACTAACGGAAATAATACTGCTTATGGCTATCAAGCATTAAAAGCTAATACAGGATCACAAAATAGTGCTTATGGATCTCAAGCAATGTTACTAACAACATCTGGAGTTCAAAATTGTGCGTATGGTCAAAATTCTTTAAGACAAAATTTAACAGGCAATTATAATGTTGCATTTGGTCAAGGGGCATTGTTTTTTACAACTGCTAGTCAAAATACTGCTGTAGGAACAAGTGCAGCACTAACAAATTCAACTGGATCAAATACAGTAGCCATAGGATTTAGTGCTTTATATTCAAATTCTATTGGTGGAAATAATACCGCAATTGGTGCAAATGCTTTATATTTAGTAACTGGCTCAAATAATACTGCTTTAGGTTATAACGCAGGTAAAACAGGAACAAACGATTTAACTACAGGTTCTAATAATCTTCTACTTGGTTATCAAGCACAAGCATCATCTGCCACAGTATCAAATGAAATAACCATTGGTAATTCATCAAATACAGTTATTCGGATGCCATTAAACTATGGTGCAGTATCGGCTTTGCCAAGTGCATCAACAGTAGGTCGTGGATCAAGAACATTTGTTACAGATGCTTTAGCACCAGTATTTCAAGCAACAGTTACAGGTGGTGGTGCAGTCTTTACACCAGTATATTCAGATGGTACAAATTGGAAAATAGGTTAAAAATTGAACACATATAAATGGAAAATTATTTCAATGTCAACTCTGCCAAATCCTCCAGCACCAATTGAGGATTGTGCAGTTTTAGCTAGTTATATTGTAACTGCTACTAATAATGAAAATATTTTGATTACTGCTGAAATTAATGGTTATTCACAATTTTCAGTTCCAAAAAGTAGTCAAAATTTAACACCTTATGCGGATTTAACAGAAGAACAAGTTTTAGGGTGGATTCAATCAGAACCAAATTTAGTAATTAATATTCAAGCAAGTCTTGATGGACAAATTGATGCACAAATTAATCCACCAATTGTTCCCGAAATAACACCATTGCCTTGGCCTACAACTTAATTTAAAAGAAAGAAAATTATGACACCATTCGCACAATCAGGTAAATCAGTAGCGTTTACCGCAGCCACTTCAGCACCAACAGCAGTGCAAGCCAGTAACTATGAAGGCACTAGCTTATCTGGTAACTATCGAATCTGTAACTCTGGAACAAACGTAGTTTTTTTGGGTATTGGCAGAAATGCAACTGAAGCAGCTGCAAATGCTTCTGTTCTGACTTCCTCTGCAAACTGCTTACCAATTCTGCCAGGAGCAATTGAAGTATTTGCTTTTGGTTTAAATTCTTACTTTACCGGCATTACTTCAAGTGGTACTGCTGTTGTTTATGTAACCCCTGGTGCTGGTATCTAAGATGGCTACTTTACTTCAACTATTAAAATCTCGCACAGTATTATTTGCAATATTATTGGCAGTCTTATCAATTTTGCAAGGTTATGTTTTTTTATTGCATATTACACCAGTGCATCAGATGTTTGTTGGTATTGGTCTTAGCATCATCGTAACCATCTTGCGTATTATTACCACTCAACCTATTGCAGAAAAGTAAAAATCATGGCTAATTTTGAAATAGATCCAGTTAAATATGGTCAACTTGTAGAAAAAGTTGATCAGTTATCATCTAAAGTAGATAAATTAGAATCAGGCATGGAAGAATTACTAGCTCTAGCTAATAAAGGTCGTGGTGGCTTTTGGGTAGGCATGATGATTGTTTCTAGTTTATCTGCCATTGTTGGTTATGTAACTCATTTGATAGCTGGTAAATAATATGGAATGGTTAAATCAAATTGCACCAGGGATTGCAACAGCACTTGGTGGCCCACTTGCTGGGTTAGCAGTTACAGCCATTAGTAAAGCACTCGGCATAGACGAAAAAGATGTGCAAAAGACCATCGTAACAGGCAAATTATCTGCTGACCAATTAGCATCGCTTAAACAAGCCGAGATGGATCTTCAAGCCAAAGCACAGGAGTTAGGTCTTAATTTTGAAAAACTTGCCATAGAAGACCGCAAATCAGCCAGAGATATGCAAATAGCAACCAAATCAATTATCCCAGCAGTATTGGCGATTGGTGTAACTGTAGGATTTTTTGCTATTTTAATTGGATTAATGACAGACAATGTTACCAAGTCTGATGCTCTGTTATTAATGCTTGGATCACTCGGGACTGCTTGGACTGCAATTGTATCTTTTTACTTTGGTAGCTCTGCATCAAGTCAAAATAAAGATGATTTACTCCATAGGTCTACACCAATATGAAAGATAACTTTTCATCATCATTAGCTCTTGTTTTAAAGTCTGAAGGTGGCTTTACAAGTGACACTCACGATAATGGTAACAAGTTGCCAGATGGTCGTGCAGGAAGCACTAATTTAGGTGTTACACAAGCAAATTGGGAAGCCTTTGTTGGTCATCCAGTTACTTGGGAAAACATGAAAGCATTAAAAGCTGAAACAGTCGCACCATTCTATAAGCGTAAGTATTGGGATATGGCTCATTGTGATGAGTTGCCGACTGGTTTAGATTATCTTGTGTTTGACTTTGCAGTAAATGCTGGAGTAGGCAGAGCTATAAAGACCTTACAGACTGCTATTGGAGTTACTGCTGATGGTTCTTTAGGGCCGCTAAGCCTATCTGCAATTAATAACTTAGAACCAAAGCTACTTATAGAACGATTCACAGATGCAAAAGAAAAGTTCTATAAGTCCTTAAATAATCCAACATACGAGCGTGGATGGTTAGCAAGAGTTGAACAAACAGAAAAGTC